GATAATTGGAAATATCATTTTATGCAACATCTTGGCTGGAAACCAACTAAAATGAAAAAATTCTTCTACGCAGGAGGATTTGATTTTTGGGATTATTTTAGTTATAAGACTACTAGTTCTTATAATCTTGACGTAGCTTTTCCAGAAGAAATAAGAGATGTTTATAAACCATTATTTTACAGCCCTTATTACGATTGTTGCTATGAAGAAATGGAAAAATTATATCATCAAAGGAAAAATATTAAACTAATACCACAATTATTTTTCCGTGGATATATGTGGGATTTTAGATTATCTATGACTAATAAATTAAATACAATATCAGATATACTGATTATAGATAAAAATAAAAAAAACCAAAATATTGATTATTCTGATTACTTAAAGGAAATATCAGATTATGTAGCTTGTCTAAGTTTACCAGGTGCCACCGAGGTTTGTAATAGGGATATTGAATGTTTCGGGGTTGGTGTTCCCGTGATAAGGCCAATGTTACAAGTTCATTACGATGATCCATTAATATCTAATTATCACTATATAAATTGTTATCATTCATGTGATTATTCTGATGGTGGGTATCCTAAATATTTATCTACAGAAGATTTTCAAAATTATGTATTATATACTTGGAATAAAATTAAAAATAATCAAGAATATCTATCTTTTGTTTCAGACAATGCTAGAAATTGGTTTGTTAAAAACTGTTCAGCCGAGCAAAATGTAGAGTATATAATGAATAATCTTAATTTAGAAAAACTTCATGATGACTAATAAAGTAGACTTTAAAAACGAACTATTATGTTCTTCCAACAATTGTTTTGATAATAATTTTTTTATCAATAGTTTGAAAAAAGATATTGCTCATTTATCATATCGTGGGTTAGCAACAGAGCAAAATCCCAATATAATCTATCCATTTGATAAACTTATCTCTGAAATCAAACCATTAAGAATTATAGAAATAGGAACATTTGCTGGTGGTCTTACATTGATTTTGAGGACCATACTAGACAATAATAATTTAGAAGATAGTCATATCATCACATATGATGTTCATTCTCCAACATATTTATTACCAATAATAAAAAATGTTACTAATATTATATCTTATACAAAAAATTTATTTGATGAAACCTACTCTAATTTTGCTAATGAACAAAACAAAAATGAGATAGTCTCATTCATACAAGAACAAGGGATTACACTATTGCTATGTGATGGGGGTTGTAAAAAGTGTGAATTTAATATACTCTCTAATCACCTTAAACCAAATGATATTATTATGGCACACGATTATGCTCCAAATGCCGAATATTTTAAGCTATATATGGAAAATAAAATTTGGAATTGGCATGAAATTCAAGACTCAGATATAAATGAAAGCATAAAAAACTATAATTTAAAGCCATACATGAGAGAAGAATTTTTAAATGTGGCCTGGGCTTGTTTTAAAAAATCATAACACAGGATATATTATTCCATATCCTTGATATTTTTTAGCGGTCCCATATCTAATATCATTTAAAGGTTTAGAATATTGTTTTAATATGTTTTTGTAATCATTATAATCTGATAATTTATATTTATGATTTTTTAAATTATAACTTAATAACAAACTAGCAATACCAACAGCAAAAGGATTACTCATACTAGTTCCGCTCATTTTAGCATATTTATTATTTGGCGCACACCCCAATATATTATGACCTGGTGCTAAAAAATCTAAACTATCACCACTACAAGAAAATACTGTTCTTTGTAAATTTTCATCAATAGCCCCTATAGCTATAGTATTAGGATATTTTGCTGGATACATTATATCACTATCAACTCCGCTATTCCCAGCCGCACAAAATACTATTTTATTTTTATTTTCAGCATAATTAATTGCTTTTTCTATATCTTTATTTGATCCACTTGATCCTAAACTCATAGTAATAAAATTTATATTTGTTTGATCTGATGCCCAATATATACCATCAATTATTGTTCCAACTGTTCCTGTTCCACTATTCCCTAAAACTTTTACTGGTACAATTTTAGATTTTGGAGCAACACCAACTATTCCTCTATTATTATTAGAAGCAGCAATTGTGGAACTTACATGAGTTCCGTGTCCATTTTTATCTATTGGACTACTATTTTTTTCTATAAAATTTATACCTTCTATAAGATTATCTTTGATATCCTGATGATCTAGATCACAACCAGTATCTAAAACAGCAACTACTACCCCTTCTCCATCGCTCAAATTCCATGCATTTGGAATATTAAATTTAGTAATTTCCCAACCCATGATTTGTGGATCATTAGGAGATATAGTATGTATATTTTCTGATATATAGGGTAATAAACTTATTTCTTTATTTTTAAACCATTTGTTAATTATTGACATAATTTATTAATGTTATCTTCTATCCATGTGGTAAAACTACTAATTCTAGTGTGAGTACTAGAAGAATAATAATCAGATTTTTTCTTATATCTTTGATTAATTACACCAGAATGAATTCCGGCTAATTTATTATTTATGAATAAACCACCACCACTATCTCCAGATGCTATTAAAAATTCTAGAGGTGTTTTATTAATATTAGAAGCTGATAAAAATAGTAAATGATTATTTATTTTTTCTATTTTATTTGTGCCAGCTCTTTTTTTATGATCAGAAATAAATGATCCAGTATAAAAATTTCCAGTATTTCCAAATCCAGATAATTTACAAACTTTATTAAGTTCATCTTTACTATCATATAGTTCTGGATATGATGATAATTTTATTTCTTCATGTAATAAAACTACGGCTATGTCATTTTCACCAAATTGATCATAATCAAACTTTTCATGAATAATAACTTTTTCTACCATAACAACAATAGGATCAAAAATTACTATAGAGTGCTCATAATTATAAAATAAATGAGCTGCTGTAATAATAATATTTGGTTTATAAGCAACAACTGAACCATAGATTTTATTTTTATATTTATCTTCTACGCATATTTGTCCAATAAATGGAAAATTCTGAGCATATGTTGTATATTTTTCATCTGGAATATTAGGATCTATTGTTCCAGAAAAAACAGTAGTTGTATATATTATTAACAAAATTAATAAACATATTATTTTCATAAAATTGTCCACTAATATTTGATGGTTTATTAATTACTTTATTATAATACACCTTACAATCATCAACTACATCTTTATTCCAACTTTTCCAATCCATTAGATGTCCAAACACAAAATGACAACTTTTACATAATGTAATTAGATTAGTAGCTTCAAACTCTTTACTTTTATCAACACCAACAGGAACTATATGATGAACATGAAGATTTGAATATGAACCACATGCTTGACAACAATACTCTTGTTTTAAATGTTCTAATCTAACTTTTTTCCACTTATATGACCTGGATAGTATAGAAAACATCAAATTTTATACTCATGACTAGAATCATATGTTAAAAATGATGCTATTGTATATCTAACTCCTTTTGTTATTTTTGTTACACCATGTAAACAATCTAATCCGCCTGTGTGTATAGCACTATAACCTACTTTTGGCAACACTTGCAGATTATCTTTATTAGGATAATATAAAATTCCACCTTCAAAATCTTCATTCAAAAAAGTAACAGTTCCAAAATCTCTCCAAGGAAATGGATGTTGACTACCATTTGGCTCAACACTATCAGCATGAGGATGCAACTCATATCCTTCTGTCCATCTTACTATATGTAGACTATCTATATATAAAGGTTTTTCTATATTAGATTGTTTAATAAACTCAGATATCATATAATCTTTACCACTCTTAATTATATTTATAATTTCTTCATCTTTAATTTGATTCATATATATTTGTCGTCCTTGCCAATAATTGGATCCTAACTGTCCAAAATCAACAAGATGATTATTAATGTAATCAATCAATTTTGATGTATTATTTTTTATTACTGGATTTTCAAAAATTATAGGAGTTGTATGCATAAAATATCTTTCATTGATTAGTGATTTAAATTTTATTTATTAATTTTTTTATCATATGCTAAGTAAAATTATTTAGCTAAATGTCTTATGGTATAAAAATATTATATTGACTCTGAAATATTATTAACTATACTAATAAAATTAGGCTTATACTTACAAACCCTCAATCCTTCAGCTATAGCATAATAAATTATAGTTTTGCCAAATTCTTTAACAAGTTGTTGAGCTTCTTGATAATTTTTTTCGTAAGCTACTATAGAAAAATATAACTTAGCAGCATCTGTTAGATAATTTCCAAAAATATACTTATAGTTGGGATCTATTAAATATATCGAACTATTTTGAATAATATTTTTTTTATTAAAATCTCCATGAAAAAATGTTGGATATAATTTATTATTTTTAATATAGTTTATTGCTAATCTAGTATTGGTGCTAGTATAATTTATATCATGAATATTATCAATATATGTTTGATAGTCAAAATTTCGTATGGATAAATTTTTAAATTGATTTAGTATTTCTATACAATTTTTTATGTTTATATTATGAGAACCATTGATTTTAGAAGTAATGATCGTTTCATCATTACAAAATAAAACATCAGGAGTATGAAAATAATTTTTTGCTATCTCATACCACTCTTTCTCAAATAAAGAACTAGAACATTTTTTAATCACGCTTTTTTCTGTAAAAATAATTTTATTGTTGGTAAATTCACTTTTTATACCAGAAAAATTTGCATTCTGATCTATTGTCATGTCGTCTATATATAGGTCTGCATATTCTTTATTAAAAGATATTTCGTCGTATGGTATACAATATGTTTGACAAAAATTTTCAATTAAATGTTGATATTTTTTTATTTTTTCTATGTTAGATAACTTGTTTTTGGATCCCCTTGCTGTAACAATAATAATCTTACAATCTATAGTAGATTTAAGGTTTTGTAATTTTTTAATTAAACTATAATTTGGTTCTGATAATGTTATATGACTTTTATTTCCTAATGCTAAAGTTCCATCAAAATCAACTACTATTTTCATAATCCTATCGCCTCATAATAATCTTCAACATCTCCAAATCTTTTGAATGTATTTTCAATTATTATTTTAGCTCCAATCATACCAGAAACAATACTATCTGGATCTTTCATTTTTTCTAATGTCTTATGTAAATTTTTACAAAAATACACACCACTACACTTATATTTAGATATGTTATTTTTTTCACTAGCTTCTATAATAGAAAATTTTGTATCAAAATTTATTGACCCATATTTATTTTTATGTGATTTAAAAACATAAACATTGTCTTGTGTTATGTCTATATCTTTTAAATTAATTTGAAAAGGTATAATATCACAATCAATAATTAGTATATTATTTTGATGTGGTATTTGTTCGAGTGTTTTTTTACGACTACTAGTTTTAATATATCCAACTATATTACTATTCGGTAATATATTCATTGTATGTTGTAAAATAGTTTTATCTAAATAATATAAATTATATTTTTCTAAATCAGTAATGGTTTTTAGTCTTGAACCAATACCTCCTATTGTTATATAGATATTAATTTTATTATGTTTATTTAACATTGATTCTATATAAAATATCTAATAAAGCCACAGGAATCTTATTTACAATTCTAACCCAAGAACCTATTGCGTCTTCACACTGCCAATGACAATATTTATTAGTTATCAAAAATTCTAATTGATTAAAAGTATCAGTATAAATATCCATTCCTTTAGAATTACTGATAACAAAATGATCACATATACTTATATGGTTTAAAAAAGCTTGTTTATTATCAAAACCAGAAAATCCACATGGTATAAAACATATCGTATTACCGGCAAAATGACTAAGTGGCCATATATGACTATCAAAAACCATTCCAAATCTTATTCTTATTATTACATCATATTTAATATTGTTTTCTATTTCATATTGTTTACGCAATTGATTAGCTGAATACATTGAATATAGTTGACTTAAAACATCTTGTGGATCTATTGTCGGTGTTTTATAATTATCTAATATTAAATTATATTTAAATATTTTTGGACTTTCAAAAAAAAACTTTTTAGGTTTGTATAAATTTACTATAAGTTCTTCAATATTATCTGGAACAATACTACTAGCCGGTTCAGTCTTAATATTTGGTTCGTATATTTCTCTGTGTTTTAATAACCATTGAGAATAATATTGTTTACCAAACATTTTTGGATCTATCCACGAATGCGTAAAAACATCACAATTATTAGGGTCTATAATTTTTTCAAAAATATTTTCATATGATTGTAAAACACTTCTAGGTTGACCAGATATTAAAAGAGCACATTTCATTTATCTAAACCTATTTGATGATCAGAAAATTTATTGTCATAAATATCTACTCCCCTCCAATATCTTTTTCCATTTCTATGTTTTTTTTGTTGATCAATAGTTGATCTTTCAACACCAAAAGCTTTAGCGCATTCTCTTTCTTTTTGTATGCTTTCATTATCGAATACTTTTGTTGCGTCTACAATGCTATATTTATCTATAAAATGTCTTGGATATGGTATAATACAACCAATATAATCTTCTTTATTTATCTTTATAATATGATTAGGTCTTGTAATTCTTAGATTATATGTGAAATCTCTTCGTAAATTATCGGTTTCGACAACGCCTGTCATATGATATATACCGTCTATAAAATAATTTGGTGGGTTTATTGTCATCAAATTAATTCCTGGAGATGTTCTTAATTGATACGGCATTTGTATTGTAAAAGTACCCATTCCGAAATGAGCTTTTATAGATTGTAGATTATGTGTTTTTTTATATTCTTCTTCTGGAGTTAATATATTGACTTTGACTGACTCAACAGCATTTCCTCCATCCCAAATTACTTCAAAATCATATAAAGATTTTACTACAAATCCATATTGATTACCAATAACTAACGGCAAACAATGATAAGCATGATCAATGAACCAATCTCTTTTAGAATCACCTTTTAGAGATTTAAATACCATGTTAATAAAATCTTGATTTTGCCATTTTTCATCATATGATATGGCAATAATATTTGTCTCTGGAATTATCATACAATACTCCTTATTGAGTATTATAAAACCTGAGATGCTATCAGGCAACCTTTTGCTACAGCATGAAGAGGATCTTCTGCATGAACAACTTCTTTTATAGGTAAAGGAAAATTATTTTCTACTAATTTTTGTTGAAATATTTGAACATATCCATTAGCCAACGAAGTTCCGCCCGCAACAACAATTTTTAAAGGATCTTTAAATTTTGGTAAAAGCTTATGATTTGTTAAGTGAGCACATATTTGTTTTGTAGTATAATCTATTAATCTTTCATAATAAGCTGATACAGCTTCTAATATTGGATTATCATTAGATTTTCCTATTTCATAAATTCCATGCTCCTTCTCAGCTTGTACAATAGTATCTTTTTCTCCAGTAGCTAAAGATACCATTCTATCTATATAATCCCCACTTTTTGTGCTACTAAATTTAACAACAACTTCACCATTTAACATAACACAAATATTCTGCATTCCAGAACCAGCGGATACAGAAATTCCTGTGTAATTTGCATTCTCTAACTCGGCATAACATATAGCTTCAGCTTCATTAATAACTTTAACATTGTATCCACATTCTTTTAATACAGAAGATACAACATCTTCATGGTAACCAATATCAAAATTATCATCTTCGACATCTACAGGTTGAGCAGGAACACAAAAGACCAATTTATCTTCTGGACTTGCTTTTCCTACTACTTCTTTAAGAATAAAAGATAATATTTTTCTAGATTCTTTTTCTGAGGCTGATATCACACCCTTTTTCATTGGTCTGCGAGCATTATCATTTCTTTCTATAGCTTTATCTATAGCATCTTTGCCCAATAAAATAAAACTATTATCAGCATCTTTAATAAAAATTTTGCCTTCTAGTCCTTTTTCAATCATTTTATTAGCAATAGGAGTACTTGGTTTGATAATATAAAAAGCATCCCTAAAGTCTTTATATTCTACATTATTATCTTTTTCAGATGCTAATACTATAAAACTAGTACCAACATCCAAGCCATAATATGCCATAACTTTATCCTTTCATGTTCTTTAATTTATTTACTGAGCTTTGAATATTTTCTTGACTACTTTTAGTTTCTCCTAAACTTTCATATTTTTTTTCTAGATCTCCAATATCTATTTTAGTAATAAATTTTGTATCATCAATAATAATATTGTTATGCTTATTTGTTAAGTTTTGATCTTTTAAAGTATTTTGCTTAATTAAATCTACATATTGAATATGTTTATTATTAGATTGTCCTAATAAATAACCTATACAAAAAAATATTATATTTAGAAATAATAATATTATAACCAAAATATTTGAATCTATCATATGAAATACACCTTATACGAAATAAATTAGGGGCGTCAACGCCCCTAATTACTATACACTATAGTGGTATTTAATATATGATTATATCACTATGTCTCGTATTATAGTACCATTATCAATAATTTTAACTGGTCTATTTCCTGGAGCTATTAGATGTTTATTATGATCAATGCCCAATAGATTATATAGTGTAGCGCCCCAATCTTCTACACTCACCGGATCGTCCTGTGGTTCGCTTGCTGTGTCGTTGCTAGAGCCATATACCAGACCTTTTTTAATTCCACCTCCTGCCATGACTATAGAAAAAACACGCGGCCAATGATCGCGTCCAGCAGTTGGGTTTATTTTTGGAGTACGACCAAATTCTGTTGCAACACAAACCAGCGTTGAATCTAATAGACTTTTTTCATCTAGATCGTTTATTAATGCAGAAAAAGCTTTGTCAAAAGATGGCAACTGACTGCCTATATTTAGGGCTATGTTGTCATGATGATCCCATCCACCATAAGTTACATTAACAAATCTAACCCCCGCTTCTACCAATCTTCTACTCAATAAGAGTCTCATCCCTGCTGCATTTTTACCATAAATTTCTTTAATCTTATCATCTTCTTTATTAAGATTAAAAGCTTCTGTAGTTTTTGGAGAATTAATTATATCATAAGCATTTTGATAAAAAGAATTCATAGAATCTAAAGAGTCGGACTTTTGCCTAACATTAAACTCTTTGTTGACTATTTCTAGCATCGTTTTTCTTTTATCAAATCTATTTAATGATATTCCATCTGGTAATGTTAAATCTCTAACTTTAAAGTTTGGATCTTCTGGATTTCCACCAACACTAAACGATGAATAACTGTGACTAAGATATCCAGCACCAGCAAATTCATTAGGTACATTTGGTACTGTTATATACGGAGGTAAATTATTCCTGACTCCTAATTGTTGACTAACTACTGATCCTAAACTTGGATACTGAATGGCTGGACTAGGACGATATCCAGTAAACATATTATTAGTTCCACGCTCATGTGCTGTTTCACTATGAGTCATGGATCGTATAATACTAATTTTGTTGGCTATTTTTGCAGTTTCTGTTAAGTATTGACTAAAAAATATTCCAGGAATACTAGTTGATATACTATTTAAAGGACCCCTATAATCAATCGGACTATTTGGTTTTGGGTCAAATGTTTCTTGATGAGCATATCCACCCGGTAGATAAATATAAATCACTGACTGTGCTTTTGCTTCTTTCATAGAAGGTTCTTCTGCTCTTAATTTTAGGTAGTCTCCAAGATTTAATCCTAAATATCCTAAAACGCCAGTATTTATAAAGTTTCTTCTGTTAAACATAAATATCCTTTTCTAAATAAAATTATTACCTAACTAATTATTATAGAGAAAATCTCTAGCCAAACAATCTTCTTCTTGGTTTAAATTAAGATATATCTTATGTTCTTCAAATTTTCTATAATTATTAGCTATATCTGCTCTTCCACGAAGACATTTAGCATATAGTTCCTGCTCTGTTCTTGAAAAATAATGATTTAATTGAGCAATAGACCAGTTTGCGTTTTTTGTATATGCTCCGTGACACTTTTCTTTACTTAGATTACACCAAGTATTCAGAATATTATGAATACTAACACAGTTGTCAATTGGTAATTTGACTATTGATTTTATGTGTTTATTTGGAATAAAATCTATTGAACTTTTTTTAATGAATCTTTTTAAGGTACTATATTCATTATCAATAATTTCTTTAAGATTATTATCTCCAAAAAAAGCCCAGTTTATACCCAGAGCATCACATTCGGTATAATCTTTTAAAAACGAATTGATATTATTATGTTTTTTGAGGACTAAATATTCATCTATATCAAAAAATGCAGCCCAATCATATCCACTGGATTTATTTTTTACAAAATCGTTGTAGACATACAGTTGTTTACCTAAACCATTTACTGTAAAAATAGAAACTTTTGGATTATCGGATTCATACAACCAATCATTAGCATATATAAATATATGATCAAATCCTAGTTTAGTATGATATTTTATCCATTCATCAATATAATAGTCCTCATTTTTTGCTATACATATAATACAAGTATTCATGTCATGTTTTTATATAGTTTCCTATCACTCTACCCTTTTGGGTTCGTGATATAAACTTTTTTCTAACTAAATATGGTTCTATACTATTTTCAATAGTTTCTATAGCAATACCAGTAATAGAAGATATTGCTTTTAAACCTAATGGATTACCTTTATTAGTTAGTAGTAAATTCAAATACATTCTATCATAAATATCTAATCCATCTTTATCAATACCTTGAATACTAAAAATTTCTTCCACAGATTCTGTAGAATTTGGATGACAGGTCTTGTAATTTTTATACCATTGTAATCTAGAGTTTAGAATTCTAGGAGTTCCTTTACTTCTTTTAGCAATCTCAATAAGATCAGTCTCATCAATAGAAATAGATAGTTTATCACAGTTCAATCTTGCTAGTTTAGCTAAATCAGTATCATTATAAAAACCAAGATGTTCTTTGATACTAAATCTATCATAAAATGGTTGGCTTAAACTACCACCACTAGTTGTTGCTCCCACTAAAGTAAAAGCTGGAATATCAATTGTTTCGGGTTTTTCCTCTAGAGTAATAGTTAATGTAAAATCTTCCATTACAGGATATAAAAATTCTTCAACAAGTTTAGGCAGTCTATGAATTTCATCGATGAATAATACTGATCGTGGAGCAATACCCATAAGATACGGAATAATATTCTTAACACTTCTGAGATTTGCTGCGTTGGTTGTATACAGATTCACATTCAATTCATTGGCGATAGAACTCGCTATTGTTGTTTTACCAAGTCCAGGTGGCCCATCTATTAAAGTATGTGGCATCACGGTCGATGTTTTTAAACAGCCCGTCACGCTAACCTTCAATCTATTAATAACATCATCTTGTCCAATAATTTCACTAAATTTAGTTGGTCTTATACCTTTAGACATTTTTTATCTCCAATGATTTTAATGATAGTTCAATAAGCTGTACGGGATTATCCATTTGATGGATTAGATATGTTTGAGTTAGTATATCTTTGGCTTCTTGGTTTTCAAAGCCATACTGAACCAGTATCTTAACACATTTGTTTAACAAGTCAACTGGAATTGTTAATTCAGATCTATTGTGTTCTACCGCATCCTTTTTTGCGTTAGGTTTTTGCTTTATTTTAGATTTCTTACTATATTTAATTTTTATATCATAGATTGTTTTTGGTTTAAACACTGTTCCACAATCACAAACAATCTTAAAATTTTTAGTTTTAACTTCTCGTAAAAATAACCAATGATCAACTCCACAATTTTCAGATGGACATTTGTATAAAAAAGAAGCATCAATATCAATCGGCTTTATCTGTTTCATCATCTTTTACCCAAAAAATAAAATCATTAATATTTTCATCATAAGCGCTCTCTATCATACCTCTTTTTACTAAGGATAACAACATATTACTAACTAGTCGTTCATTCAATTTTTCTATTATTTTTGAAAATATTAGTTCATCAATTAGATATCTTATTTTATCAGACACTTTATGTTTTTGTTCTTTTGCTAAGCTTTTTACTATAAGCAAAGATTCTTTTTGTGTTAGCATTTCATCCATTTCTTTTAAATCATCCTGACTAATTTCTGTGATAAGTTTAGTAAATTCGTCAGGATCGTCACCGATACTTTTATCAAAACCATTAAATACAAGTGTTCTTGCTGATTTTGTAAATTGTTCTAAATCATCTATAATGTAGTTTTGTTTTCCCATATTGGTCTCAATCTTTAATTTAAGATATCAAATAATCCTTTATAGTAATGGGGTTGTAATATAAAATGAACAGCATAGCTTTGAATATGATTTAAGTATTCTCTGGCTAATCCAGCGCTTATAAAGTACTCTTTTTTCCATATGGGTTGTTGCTGATAGTTATTCCCCAAATACTGGAAGTTTTTAGGCTTCTCAGTATTGGAGAAGTAACTATTCACAGGAAACGACTTTTTAGGAAGATTAACATACCACACATTTGAAGATCCTTCGACTACATCATTTAGAGCATTATATAACATTTTACCCCAAGCATCCCAAGCATCTGGATCAAACTTGAAATAGTGCTTATATTTGTCTTGAGCATCATCATAATCATGCTCGTCGTTATAGTCATCATCTTCGTGCATACTACTTACCTATAACTCCTTATTTTATTATAAAGTTGTGTCAAAGGGTATAGAATCTCCTATACCCCTGACACAGAACCCTCATCCAATACAAAACTTGTCACTAAGTTGTGCAGCAAGGTCTTTGGCCGCATTGGACAAGAACCTGTTGTTACTAAAGTAGAGCGGCGTTGAGACTTGATTAAGGAACTCCACAACCGTTTTTAAAAGTTTGGTCTGTGACCCATCAAGGCTTATATCCTCGTCAGCAGCCTCATTCAAAGGGCTTGTAAGAGAGTCTGTGTCGTCGGAACCAAGTTCGTCCAGACCATCATCTTCATCTTCTACCATATTATCATTTACTACTTTAGTCCAATCAACACCGATAGGATTAACTGGCACGGGATCACCATATACACGTTCTGTTATAGCATATTTATCCAAACCTTTTGGTCCAGCATTCTGTAATTCATTAAGAATTTTTGAAGCAACATCCACTGTTACAGGAACTCCTGTCATATCGGATTGCTTATAAGCCTTAGCATAACCCTTATACCATTCATCACTGCATTTCTCAGGAATTATCTGTAGAGTAGCAGGCTGACCAGTAAGAGCAGACTTTAGATCAACAACATTAATTGGTTGACCAGTACTACCACTAAGAATACTGGTAAAATAAGGAGCCTTCTTTTCCCATTCCTTACGCCACCAAGTATAAGGTACACGATAAATCTGATTGGGCTTTATCGCTCTTGGATCGCCATCAAAATAGTTGACCAACTTCTTTTGAAGACCATTCCAGAAAGTTTTGTTACTTCCAACAATTTTACGACTAGCATCATCAAAAATCCAGTAACACTGATAGCCATTGCGAGTATCAACTACCCAACTAGGCTTAACTGGAAAATCATTGATCTTTTTGAGGAATTGTTTTTTCTTAGTCATAACAACGCTGGGCTTAAAATACTTCCCGTCGCTGTCACGACCAGCATCTATGTCGCAAAAGCAACAAGTAAACTGTTTGATAGCATACATTTTGCGACCACCGTTTACATAGAAGTAAACATCTGAGTGATTTGAGATATTAGCCTTTAGAGCATCTTCAAGATTATCAGTATGATTCATACTGCTAATCTTCTTGCGAGGGTTGCCATTATAAACAAAGATGTTATTCTGTCTAAAAGAACTCAAAAACCTATGCTGTTCTGTTATGTAGGCTTTGGAATAAATATGATTTGTATCACTATTACTCTTATCAAACGGATTAAAACCAAGATTATCACTAAACATATTTTGTATTCCTTACTTTTCCTGTAAACCTTGTTGGGATAAGCACCACACCTATCATAGTCAACAAAAGAGTGTTGGCGGGATCGAACCGCCATGGCCCAAATTGCTCACTCCGTTTTTATCAAACATAATCCTGATCAGGATCATAGTCTTCATCTTCATCTTCATCTTCATACTGATTCCAGTAATCATCATCATACTCGTCGTATAACTCTTCTTCATCCTCATCATAAGAGTCTTCGCTAAATTCAGCCTTGTAAAGAGGTTTTAGTAGTTCACCCTGATACTCTCCAACAACTTCATATCTACAAGTACGAAGTTTTTCATGATTACAATCAGATGGAACACTAACCACATCCTTGGGGTTAATCTTAACAATAACAATCTTATCACCATTCTCAATACTACCATAACCAACAACATAATTTAATGCTCCAGCATGAAGCCCCTTAGAGCAACCAATATTACGATTATCGTCAACCTTAGCTCTTGGCATTTCACAAACTTGTCCAACATGATTGTCAAATGTGCCAGCATACTTATCCATAAAATCACTTCTAACAGCTTTATATGCTAAGAAACACCCATCTTCAGTAATTGGTAGTAATTCATGCTCTAGAAAATCATAAAGTTCCTTTTGACTCTGCATACTGGGATTTTCCATAAGATTATTCAAAAAGTTTACAAGAGGCTGAAAAGGCAATCCCTTACTCATAAACTCTAGAATTCGTTTACTAATACTACCATGAACTTCTTCACCATCAAAAAGCACCTTACCATTCTTGACTTCAACCAGACCATCACTAAATGATGATACTGCCTTTTCAATATCTACCAGATCTAGCAACTCATCATTAGTTGCTGTTGGTAGAGCCTCAAGAATCAGTTTGTAATTAATATGATCAGGAATAACTTGATAAGCCTTATTATTCAAGATCAGTGTCAAATTACCATCAACCCACATAAACGGAACGCTCATTTTAATTCTCCTCTTTTCCTGTGAAATTTATTTGATCAAAACACCTAGACTATTTCTTAACTGTTCAATACCGTTTTCATCAATAGTTACAAACCATGCTGGCGGACTATAGTAACGATTATGATATACTCTAAGTGGATTAGAGGAACCAATTCCGTTTAATCCCGCATCAGCACCGTTTGATTCCAACGTACTGCTCACAATATACTTGAGCATCGGCACCTTGTCAACCTCCGCTTTAAACTTTTTTCTAAGATCAGTATTTTTCACTATCGACTCACAAAAATCTTTGGATTCTTGAGAAATTGATACTATCTTAGATGTATAATCTTCGCTATACATAGTATTGATCTCGCTCTTTAAGATATTAAACTCTTGAGTTTGTTTACGAATCTTCTCAGGATCAATACCATTCATATTATGCTTTGCTAATATTTTTGCCATAACAGCAAAGTATTCTGACTTCTTACAAAACTTCATATCAAAACTATTATGAATAACATGAGCAAAAAAGTAATGAATCATCCACTGATCGACCAGATTACAAAGTTCTGATCCGTCAATGTACTTATGATAATCAATACCAAAAATGCTTAGAATAGTAACCGCTATGTGTCTATCTGTACGAATCCTGTAATAACCATACGACTCATTCTTCTCGTCTGCGTTATACTGTTCAGTACAGTAGTCTACAATATTCTTATATGAACCAACTTCTCCGCAGAGTTTACTCATCATGCTCTTTAATTGAGGCTTGATCCAAGCATTGAAATCAACAAGATTTAAATCTTTAATCTTACCAACAGCACTCTGCTTGATAGCAAGAATATTCTTGTCTTTCAATAAATTATGAAGAGTATGATTTTTATCTTTAATGATTTTATTAAGATAAGATATAGATGGAAATCCTTCCACCGAAGCATACCTAATAATAGGAATATAAATTGTTTCGTCTTGATCTTCAATAGTTTCGTAGGTATCTTCGTCTACCTCTCTTAGAAGATCAGAATCATTTATTCCATTACCAGATAGAACTAGTTTATCGTTAGCATCTGGACAATCAGCAATAATAAAAACCTCACCAGCACTAATCTTACCGAAAGAGATGCTACTCTTGCGTGGTCCCTTACTAAGTAGACTACGATAATCGGAAACATTAACTATATTGGTTTCTCCACCGATATCACTAATGATATCATCAAAACCTTCTGTGGAATCTTCTGGATGGTCACTATCCACCATAAGATAAGCATAGCAATCATTTTGATTACAATACTTTGTAACAATCTTCTTGGCAGTTTCTTCACCCTTAACATCACAGCGGAAAAAGATCATTTTACCGCTCTTTTTGGTTCCGCTCCAATAGTATTGAGGAACCCCCTTGAGTGTTTCGTTATGAATTTTATCCGTGAGATAAACCATGCGGCGACTACGATATCCGGCGGTTCTAAAATTAAAAACATACAATTGCTTATTTTTCTTGAACTTATATTCAAGATCTTTACCACTGGTTAATTCATGGGTTTTGCCAGACTGGTCGGTCCATGATGCACCAGCGGTCCATCCACCAGCAAGATCGCTCAGATTATAATAAGTCTGATAAGCATCTACCAGATTAGTACACTGAGTAATCTTTTGGGTCATATCTTCTTTGAGTTGAAGATAAATATCTTGGGTTCTTTCACGCAAAACTTTAAGAACATTCTTTGTGTACTGTAAACCTTCACGACTAATATCTATTTCTAGTTCACCAATATCAAAATTGATTTCAAGATACAAGCCGGACCCTAGAACTTCCTTGACTAGATTCTTCCAGTTGTCCACATCCACCTTTTTAAAGGTACGATTCCATCTCTGGATAGCATCATTTGAAGCGTCTTTTTCTGCTTCTCCAATAATCTTTGAACTATCAACAGGATAAGCAATATTACCCATGATAGCAATAATACCACTATCAGCATTGTTGTATGCTGAAGGATATTGATCATTATTATTAGATAGTCTACCAATCCTCCATCCCTTACCATCAATAACAAAATTAGTATAAGAGTACGAATGATCGGACAGATTTTCCCCAAAACCACCCTCAATAATGGGCTTCATCTTGAAGTAATGGAAAATTCTTTTTGCTTTGGTAGTAAACTCGCCAAAGTCACACTGTTTAACAGCAAAACTAATTTCAAGACCGTTAGGTTCGTTTGTTTCTACAACACTAATCAAATTCAAAGAAGGAATACCTTCTTGATTCATGGCCGCAATATATGTATATGCTTTTCCACTATAATATGAGGTTGTACTAAAGCTATTGGTATAGGCAAATGGACTTTTGCTTCCTAGCCCAAGACAACCTACAAAATCATTGCTATTATTTTTATTGCTGGCTCCGTATGTAGTATACAGATTCTCCATGTCTTCTCTACTCAAGCCCGTACCATAATCCCTAACAACAAAATTAGGATTTGCTTGAGTTGGTAGAGTAACTTTAAAAAGATTTTTGTTACCAGAAGCAATATGAGCATCATAAGCATTTGTGCTTAGTTCACGAATAACTGCCTGAACTTTGTCTGAATACAAAGAATCAGACAACAGTTTAAACATTTTAGAACTTTGCTGAATTGTAAATTGATTAGATGAGGAGAGCCCTCTGGAATGAACTTCAATCGTCTTGTCTGCCAATTTCATATGCATTTACTCCAAAAATTAGTTTACCTGTGATGCTTCTAGTGTATCATCGGATTTCGGTGTTGTCAAGCGTTAATTAAAAAGTTTCGTCATTGTCGTTATTTTCTTCTCTATAAGAGTCATAATCCTCTGATACATAATTATTTTCGTCATATGGCGTCCACTCATCAGTATCGTCATCTTCTATTTCATCTTCATCTGGCTCATCTAGAATAATTTCAAATTCTTTTACTTTTTCTGCTATTTCATCCAATCTTTTATTAATAAGCTTAATAGCCTTTTTTAATTCTGATAAATCTTTATTAGTACCTTCTTGTAATCCAAGTATGATTTTTTCTAGACGAAAAATATCTTTTAATGTTTTTTCTATATCTTTTGACATATTTTTTCCTATTAGATAGTTATAATAACTACACCATTCTTGTTGTTAAAAATATCTATTATTAATATTAAAATATTCTTTTATGTCGCCATATTCTCTAATTTTTGTATCTTCATAACGAGAAGCTACTCTTCTGTAGAATTCTTGCTTTATATTCTCTAGAACACCAGTAATCATTGCTATTTTTGCATATGATTCTTTACCCATCAAAGATACAATAATTCTGGAAAATGAATAATTAATATCTCCAAGAATAGATGAAAAATCTTCATTAGTCATATTTCCATTTGTAGATTTTGGAATACCCAAACAAGTAATCATTTTATCTATACAAATATCTAACTCTTTTCTAATATCTTCTTTAATATATGGCATTATTTTCCTCACATTTACAAAAATACTCATAACAATAATAACATTGTGGACCCGGTTTTCCCAATCCCCAAGCATCACTAGAAGGATCAAAACTTTCTAGTCCAGTATCAATACAAACTAATTTATCATTAATTAATCCGATATTATATTGATGACAATCCCAAAAATCTAAATTAGTATGATACTTGATGTCATCAACTAAATATTGTATTTTTTGTAGAAAATGAGTATATTTTTTACTCCATCTTGTAATTGGTTCTGTAATCATATATTCGGCAATTTCTGTTACAAAACCATATGAACTATATAAGGATAAATCTTTGATTGGTAATTTAATCACATCAGTATATGCTATTGGAGATAATCCATGCTTACTAAGTAATTGTTGAAAAAATAATGCGGTCTTAGCATCTTTTTCGGATTTAAATTCTTTGAATCCTTTATTGGTTTCGTCAACCAAAGGATAAAAGTTGCAATATCCTCCCTCATCAAACCATTCAATATCAATAGTATATTTCATTTTAGTAAGAAATTACTATGGGATATTCTCCAGTAATATTATACAAAAAATCTTTTGCTTTTTTAAGATCAAAAAATTCTGCAATAAATACTAGAGAAGAATTACTTTCTCTTTTTTCGCCATATATTCTATAAAATGGATCATCTATTGCTTTATATGAATTTTCTAGAAAATCGGTAGCATTTCTTATTTCATCAATATATGTTCCACCACCATAATCATTATATTCTCGTACTGTCATTAAAATAAAATGACTAATTGGAGATTTAGTATTATGATTAGGAACTCTTGCATTACATAATGTGTTCATAATGGGACTGGTGAGAGTCGAACCCACACTCCTAATTGGAAATGGATTTTGAGTCCATCGCGTATGCCAATTCCGCCACAGTCCCGTTCCAACAAAATAGATTATATCTTGTTGGATTTAAACATCACGAATTATGAGCAGCTTTTAGTCTACGAGCAGTAGCAGCCATAAGTTCTACATTATCAATGTTACGAACTGTTTTTGCTCTTTCCATTTCTGGAAGAACAACTCCCTTTTCTGCTAAAGCCTTTTTTGTACGAGCATAACGACTTATTGTACTATTTAGTCTTTGACCAGTTTTCAATGAAATCTCAGCATAAGTTTTACTAGAATAAACAGCTTCTAAAAATTTATCATCGCTACAACGAACACGGGTTTGTTTTTCTGAATTTGTTACATCAGCCATGGTTAATATCTCCAATTAAGTTTATAATGTTCCACCACCTCGGCGGATTACATCAGTTGTTGATCCTATTATACTACGATTGTCGGGGTTGTCAAACGCTGTTTTTATTTTTTTTGAATAGTGTTATTTTAAAAGAAACATACTATCAAATTCTGAAATGAGTAATTGTTTTATTTCATGATCATTTGGTAAATTTTTAAATTTCTCTAATAACTCAGTTTGTTTCTGATTAGGAAATATATCTTTACCTTCAATAAATGTTTTTTCTGCTATTTTTAGAAAATGTTTAATAACTAATTTAAACTGTTTATTATTTTCCCAATAGTTTGGATCTTTTTCTTTTATAACTAAACAAAGATATAAAGCATAGATACTAAAATCTAAACAACCGCTTACACTATCTGATCTGCTATGAATTTGTTTATTTTTATAATCTTCTAAATCTGATGATCCTCCCCAAACATATGCTGTCCATTCATCTAAAATATATAAAGGATAATCATTCCAATATCCTAATTGAGATACAAAATATAATTGATATCTGTATGATCTAAGATTTGTGGGAATTTTTATACTAACATCTTTTATTTTAATATTTGGTTGATCTAATATGATACCTTTTCCAGAACCATAATATAATGCTTGTATATTATATCCATATTTACTTACATTATCTCTTCTTGTATCTGATACTATATGATGCGCACTTTCATGTACATTAGTACCACGACCCGCTTTATCTCCATAAGGTTTTTTTGTATGACTAATAACATCTCCATATATAGTTCCCGATTCTGATTCTCTGTATTTTGGAACATCAATTAATCTTATTTGTTCTACAGGTTCTGGAATAGGATCTGGAGTGGGAACTGGTATCGGAGTTGGATGAGGAATAATTTCAGGTTTATTAGTAGAATTTTGTTTGTAAATATACAAAAAACATATTAAAATTAATAAATATACATATTTATTTTTGTGTTTCGATCCATCGCTCGTACTCATCTTTTGAATATCCTGTTCTAGAAGAAACTATATTGGTATCAACATCAATGATAATTGAAGTTGGTAAACTTTTTATTTTATATTCTCTAGTTAATTGTTTATTTTTATCTGTATCAACAATACAGATTATATATTTTTTGGACTTTTCTATCTTTTCTAATCCATTTTTAAGTTTTCTACAATGAGGACACCAATCTGCGCTAAAAATTAGTAAAATATTTTTTTGATATTTTTTAGATAAAGATAAACATTTTTCATATTCGTCATTATATACATATTGATCTAATTCTGGTATATCTGGTTTAGGAACTACTGGAGCAGGAATTGGTGCTGGATTAGGAACAGGGCATACAAGTGGCTCTTGTATATAATTAGAATATATATATATGCTACTTAAAATTAATATTAATAGTAATATTACTGTATTATTTTTCAT